GTCAATTCGGAAGTGATCGCTTATGGGATATTGTGATAAAGACCGACAAGAGACGAAGCCGCGAAAAACGCGTCCTCGTCGCACGTCCAAAATCATAACTGATCGTAGACGTGTACGGTCAAAAAGTGTTTCTGACGAATTCGTCAAAACTCACTACTTTACCACACCGACCCCGATGCCGGAGCCCTGGTATCAAACTCGCTTTCGTAAATACGAAAGTATGATTGATACTTCGGGACAACTCCGATCGTGGTCGAATCCTGTTTGGCATGAGAAGTACCGCGAATTCTTCTTACGAAGACCCGAGGTACCTATCTGTGATCAATCGTGTCGGGTCGTAGCAAGTACGGTAGAATTACCGGACGTGCTCAACTTGATACGCTACAATCTACCTCAACCACCCCAAGAGGTCATTAACGATCTATGCGATCGTGCAATGTCTCGATTTGTGAACGCCGTTGAACCGAAAGTGCTTCTCCTCAACTTTATTATAGAGTTGATCGAAACACTTAAGGGCTTCGCCGAACACGCGAAGGAACACTGGGAAGAAGTTAAGCGTATATACGACACGTATATTCGGTGGTACAATGTCCTTATTAAAAAAGGACTTCGTGACGCCGACGCGTGGTATTTAGCTTACCAATTCGCTGTGAAACCCTTCATAGGGGATCTAAAGAAGCTCTTCTGTATCTACGAGAACGCTATTAAGCGGACTCGTTGGTTACTGAAGAACCAGGATAAACCCGTTAGAGTACTCTTCCGAAAGGAAGAATGTTGGACTCCCGACAATTTTCATATTGACGTGAATCCATACTCTTACGCGTTTGGGCCGTGGAGCCCGGAACATCCGCCTTGGGTGGATGGTCCCAATCCTACGGTTGAGGACCTCGATGGCCAGTATCGGCTTACGCCGACGGTGTGGAAGTTAGACTTCTGCGCGCAAGCGACAGTAGTCTATCGTCTACCCCCTGCCCGCTTCTCTGAAGACGGCAGTGGCATCGGGCTTGTCTTGTCATCCATGTTAGCGACTGACCGAATAGGTTCTGCGATTTGGGAAGCAATTCCCTTCTCGTTTGTTGTTGACTGGTTTACCGACTTGGGCAAACAATTGGCAACCTGGGTTGATGGAACTACGAAAAACTTTCCCGATGGAGTAATCCTCGAGACTAGTCATTCGTTTAAGTTAACATCTATCTGGGATGTCCAATTCTATGGCCCATGTACCGGCGTCGAAGACGTCGGTAGAGTGGTATACAAGAAATATCAACGTAGTGCCGGCCTTCCACAGGACGGCAACTTCCTACACCTTACGAATGGCTTTAACGCCTACCACAACACTCTTGGTTTAGCCCTTGTAACACAAAGGCTGATCAAGAAGTCGCGTCGTCGTAAGATACTTCCGGAGTACACTGACCCGGGCTAAAAGCTCGGGCTCGACTAGGAGACAACGCATCATGTACGCAGACCCACTGGTTATCACCTTCTCAGGAACACCAACTACCTTCAATCGCTTCCAGACCGGTGGCGGACAAGGCCTTTATGTCGACGTGGCTTCAACAGAAGACATTCGGCAAGGCCTTCGAATCCTCCATTCAACTGGGGCGAAGGACAAGTTGGATCCCAACTTTATCATGCGACGTCACGTTTTCACGATCACTCGTGATGAGTACGTCGCTGCCGCAAAACGGCATGAAGTCGCATCGATTAACGTCACGCTGTCGCACCCAAACACCGGAACCATCTCTAGAGCAGAGTTGGACCGATTAGTCGGGCTTACGACCACGTGGTTGAATTCGAGCGGCAACATCGATAAATGGTTGCTCAACGAGGTCTAAATGGCCAAACGCACATGCACCCATTGCGATTCCGACCGTAACGGTTGGTTCGTTGTGTGCTGGACGTATAAGAAGAAAAGATATTGTAAGAAAGTACCTTGCAAATGCAAGAAGCTTCCGACAATACGCTTTCCTACTATTGGCGGCCTGCCTGCTGGATTCAGCGGGTCAGGCAAGACAAGGAAGCTCGAATAAACTATCCGAGCCTCCCAACGTTGAATGAGAAGCTGCCAAACAAAGGCGGGGTCTGTATGATTATGGAGGAAAGAACCACATGAGTGGGATCCAGAATAGCCATATCGAGCTAGTTCTCGGCTTGTGCCTAGAAATGCTCTCAGACCTGAGCGTAACGCTCACTTCCGTAAGGGAAACAATCCCAGGCTTACATCCTCTAAAGGACCGGAATATTCCGGTGTCCCTTAGCAGGGATGGCGCGACCTTAAAAAGGCGCGTTGCCTGTGAAGGTATTCAGTATTTGACTATCACGATGCCTAAGCTAGGCAAGTGGCTAGATAAAATGCTGAATGACGGGCAAGTCTACGAACAGCCTGAAGGGTTCGCACCCTTCGCTGTAGCAGGTTACCCGATCTTCCTCCAGTCTTACTGGGAATTGCTTTGGTATTACCAAACAACTCCCCAGCAACCTGGAACGGATTTTGAGGCACGGCTCGCCCTTGCTACCAAGCAAGTACGAACATTCCTCTATTGCTTCTACAAGCTAGAGGTACCATACTCTCGTGAAAAGGAATGCATTGCGATTTCGCAATTCGTCCAAAACGACGATGAATGTGGTATCCCCTGGTCTGCGCATGCGCAGGCTGTAGTAGAGGATGCGAGGAACATTCTTGAGGAATGTCTTGAAGGGTTCGACCCTAAAGATATTTACCCCAAGCATGGACCAGGAGCCGTGGCGACCGGTGAGAAGGCTGAACAGAAATGGAGCTTCTCCAATCTGTATGAGCGTCTTCACCGCGAATACCCTTATTACATTTATATGTATGGGGTTCGGGAGAATGGAAATGCTATACACCTCGCTGCTGAAGTTCAGCAGTATCGTCAAATGCGTAGGGGACTTGATCCGACTTCTAAAGTCGTCCTGGTCCCTAAGGATTCGCGTGGCCCAAGAACAATATGTTCTGAGCCTCTCGAAATCCAATACATTCAACAAGGTGTCGCGTCGGCGCTTACGGCATTTATTTGCCGGTCACCGTACACGAAGGGCCAAGTAAACTTCAACGATCAAGGGATAAATGCAAATATCGCTCTGACTTCAAGTCGGACACGAGAGTTTGCGACCCTTGATCTGAAGGATGCTTCGGACCTTGTTAGCCTGGAGCTGTTTAAAAGTGTTTGGCCGGAGTTTCTCCAGCCAGCATTTTTGGCAGCGCGTTCCAGCCACGCAATGCTCCCCACGGGGGAGATTCGCCTTCTGAAGAAATATGCTCCAATGGGATCAGCGCTATGCTTTCCCGTTGAGAGTATGATCTTTTGGGCCGTTTGCGTGTCCGCAGTCATGAGAAGTGCTGCGGTACCATTCAACGTCGCGAGAACTCGCGTATATGTTTTTGGTGATGACATTTGTGTCCCCACCAAGGATGCATACGCGGTGATTCATGCACTTCAGTGTGTTGGCCTTACGGTTAATACTGAAAAATGTTGCATGAAATCGAGCTTTAGAGAAAGTTGTGGAGTCGATGCCTGGAATGGCTTCGACGTTACACCACAGCGAATCAAAAAGCTCCCGGGACTGAGACCCTCAAATGGGCTTGGCCTTGTGGCGTGGGCGGCTTACGCTGCCCGTTTTTATCGTGCAGGAATGCACGAGACCTCAAGGTACATTCGTGATCAAGTCCGTTCGGTCCTCGGTGATGTTCCCATCACTGATAGGCCGGAGGCCTTTATCTCGTTTGTTATTCCAGAACTAGCTGAAGGGCATAAAGCCTATAAGCTAAAGTGGGATCACAAGCTACAATCGTTTCGTGGCTATTTATGGTGCGTGTCTAACAAGACTCGCCCTATAGTCATTGACCCTTGGAAAAGGCTTAATCGGGACCTTTTGGACCCGCTTAAGGATTGTTCCCCAGATGAGGTGGTGGTGCCTAACGCCACTAAAATTAAG